AGAAAAAGGTAACTTTGTCAAGGTAAAGAAATGTGATAAAACTGGTGATAAAGAGTTAATACCTCTTGACAAATACGAAAAAGTTTGGTAGAATAAAAAGTAATGTGAAAAGAAAGGTTTGTAATGCTGTGACGTATGAAGGAATTTATGAGACACTAGAAGAGGCGGTAGTTGCCGCCAAATCATTGTGTGAGTCTATGGAGACTAACGTAAAGATCACTAAGTGTGAAGAGGGATATGAACTCTTTGGAACTGGTGAAGTTGTAAAAGTAATAACGGAGTAAGAAGTGAAAAAGATTTTAATGACAATGGCAATGATAGGTGTATCTGCACCAGCGTTTGCTGAGACTGTTCAAGATGTAAATAAGACAGTCGTAAATAGAGTTCCCTATAATGTGGAAGTCTGTACCAACCAAACAGTGGGTGGTGATAAATCAGGCGATATGTTAAGGGGTGCTATCATTGGTGGTATTATTGGTAACAATGTTACTAAGAATGTAGAGAACGGCGGTGCTGTTGGTGCATTACTTGGTGGTATGATTGGACACAATAATTCAAATGCCACAGGTGGTACACAACGAGTGTGTAATGTACAAACTCGTTATAATGAGGAAGTGATTGAGGTGTACTCTCATTCAATCGTATCGTTTTACCATAATGGTAAACAGTATAGATTACGTTTCCAAAAATAATCAGTTGAGTGAATCTGTCCGTAGCTCAGCTGGATTAGAGCAACAGCCTTCTAAGCTGTGGGTCGCAGGTTCGAGTCCTGCCGGACAGGCCAACTAACTATGAGGTAATAATGAATAGAAGAAGGAATAATAAGAACGATAAACCATTAGGCGGCACTACTGTTACAGTTCGTAACGGTGACGTTAATGGTGCAATGCGAGTTCTAAAGAAACGTCTGCTAAGGGATGGTTTCTTCCAAGAACTGCGAGAACGTACTTTCTATGAGAGTAGAGGTACGAAAAAAAGAAAGGCGAAAGCCGCTGCTACTCGTAGATACAAACGCAAAATGCAAAAACGATTTGAAGAACTTGGTTATTAAGAGGTGATAAGATGGCACGCCGTGCTAAAGTGGAGACTGACTCAACCCTACCAAAAACTCGTAAAAGACGGAAACCTATGACGCCTGAACAAAAGAAGGCAGCGGGTGATCGTCTTGCAAAAGCGAGGGCAGAACGCCTCGCAAAAAATCCACCAAAATATAAGAACATCCATCCAGACGTTCTTGCACGAGGTGATGAAGATCCTTGGAATCATAACAATGTAAAGAAGTGGATTAAGACACAGAAAGAACTAGTGTCTATCGCTCGAAGTGATGTTCGCAGAAAAGTAAAAGGTGCAGAAGCACGACTTGCAAGTGCAGAGGGTTACATTCGTAACATGGAACGATACTTGCGAGATGGTATCTGGTTAGATATGTTTTGGGGCGAACATGGACAAAACAAAACCAGAACCGTATGTCTTGTAATGGCATATCATCCAGACGGCACACCCAAACGAAATGTGGGTACTTGGTATCCAGACATTCAGTGTGAATGGACAAGGGAAATGGAGAATGAGTGACAACAAGATTATACAGTTTCCAAATAAGATGGTTAACCGACCAGAATTCAAAATTACTGATACGGCAATAAAGTTGCATACAGATATCAAGGTTGCCGACCATCTTACAGAGGGATTAGTTGTGAACATGATTCACAACATGAATGAGAATGATGTAGATACAGAGAATCCAGAGTTTATTAAGGACATTGGTTTTCTGATAGAGTTGGTGAAAGCAATCATCTATAGAGACATGGGCATAAAACATCCTATGCAACAGATGGTAGATATATTCGTCAACTCGGCGTATGACGAAGAGGAAGGACTCTATACAGAGTTTGATTATGGTTCGATGGAAGAAGTCGTTAAGGAACTACGACACGAAATAAGCGACAACGAACCCAAAGAATAAATCTCTTGACATTCGCTGTATTTTACTGTAATATATAATACTATGAAAAATAAGGTGATAAAATGATTTTAGTTGATATGAACCAAGTCACCATCAGCAATCTGATGATGCAGATTGGTTCTAAAAGACAAAACGATGTCGATGGAGACATGGTTCGCCATATGGTTCTGAATTCACTTAGGATGTATCGTTCTAGGTTTTCAGAAGAATATGGTGAACTTGTACTTTGTTATGACAGCAAAAGATATTGGAGAAGGGAATACTTCCCCAACTACAAGTCCAACAGAAAAAAAGACAGAGCAAACTCTGGACTTGATTGGAATACAATCTTTGAAACTCTCAATGCTATTCGTGATGAGATAAGAGATACATTTCCATACAAGGTTCTAGAGGTGGAAGGTGCAGAAGCAGACGATTGTATTGCAGCAGTGATACAACATATCGCTGTAACGCCATCTGCATATGAAAAGGTTTTGATTCTATCTGGTGACAAGGATTTTATTCAGTTACAAAAACACAACTTTGTAAAACAGTTTTCACCAGTTCTGAAGAAGTTTGTGAACGGGCAAGATCCTAACCTATATATTAGAGAACATATATTGAAGGGTGACAGGAGTGATGGTATTCCAAACTTCCTATCAAACGACAATACCTTTGTAGACGAGTTGCGTCAGAAACCACTTGCTAAGAAGAAGATTGCAAACTGGATTGATCAGAACCCAGAAGATTTTTGTAATGAAGAGATGATGAGGAACTATCAACGCAACAAAGTTTTAATTGACTTGGAAGAGATTCCAAAACCACTGAAGGCGGAGATTTTAGAACAGTATGAACTACCACCAAAAGGTGACAGGTCAAAACTACTAAATTATTTTATACAAAAGAGATTGAAAAATCTTATGAATGACATTGGAGACTTTTAATATGCCTAACTATACACCACTACTTTCAGAAGTATTGAGGAAAGTACATAACGCTAAAACCAAAGCGAAGAAGATTGAACTTCTAAAAGAGCACGATACAGATGCTCTAAGGATGGTTATCAAGGGTTCATTTGATCCCAACATCGAATGGTTAATCCCAGAAGGGGAAGTACCATTCGTGAAGAACGACTCACCAGAAGGTACAGAACATACCGTACTGGCACAAGAATCAAAGAAGTTGTTTCGATTCATTAAGGGTGGAGACAACACTTTGCCACAGTTCAAGCGTGAGAATATGTTTATTCAAATGCTAGAAGGACTGCACGAATCTGAAGCAGACGTTCTTATCAATGCAAAAGATAAGAAACTGCATCAGATATATAAAGGACTATCAAAAGAGGTAGTCAAAGAAGCGTTCGGTTGGAACGATAATTTCATTAGGAGTTAAAATGAAACATAATTACGACACTTGTTTGGAGATGATTCTACACCACGAAGGTGGTTATGTAAATCATCCGAAAGACCCTGGCGGCGAAACTAATCTCGGCGTCACTAAAAGGGTATGGGAAGAGCATGGTGGCGAGAAAGACATGAAAGACCTAACGGTTGAGGATGTCGCCCCCATCTATAAGAAATCATATTGGGATAGGGTAAAGGGCGATGATTTGCCTGATGGACTTGACCTCTGTGTTTTCGATTTCGGTGTAAATGCCGGAACAGGTAGAGCAGCAAAATATTTACAGAGTATGATTGGTACGACAGTCGATGGTGGCATCGGGCCCAACACTCTCAAAGCACTTGAAGCGTATGTACAAGTCGAAGGACTTGCCGCAACGATTGATACATATCAAGCGAATCGTCAAAGGTACTATGAGAAACTTAAAACTTTTGAAACATTCGGAAGGGGGTGGACTCGTAGAGTAGTAGAAACTACTTCATCGGCACACAAACTTGCCAAAAACTCTTGACTTCTCAGTACCTTAGTGGTACTATAGTAACAATGATGAGGGGTAACACCTTTCTCTCTCAACTCTCTCTCGCAGTTGCCCCTCATCATTCTAAGCGGATATCGTATAATGGTATTACCTTAGATTTCCAATCTAATGACGATGGTTCGATTCCGTCTATCCGCTCCAACTTTTTTTCTAAGTCCTTGATTTTCAAGGACTTTTTTTTTCATTTTTCTCTTGACATTTGTTATTAAAACAAGTATAATAGCAGTATAAGATAAAGAAAGGACTTATTATTATGATTAAAAATTTGAATATACCAGAAATATGTGGATGGTTGGGAATGATTCTCATCCACGGAGCGACTGCTCCAACATCAATCTCTGTTCTAATGGGATGGTCAACTAACTTGCCACCATTGAACTTCATACTATTAGTATGGTTAGGATTGTTCTTGTTCCTAGTAAGAGCGATATACGCTAAAGATACTTTGTACATTGTATCTAATGCGATTGGATTTGCCTTGAATACCTTGTTGTTAAGTTTGATTGCATTTAATTAAAAAAAGACTTGACTTGTTATGAAAACAATGGTATGATCTATATAGAAAGTGAGGAGTGATTCGTATGAACTACATTGAAGTTATCGGTGGAAACAAGTTTCAGAAGCAGACTGCTGAGAAGGTTGTACAGAAGATGATTGAGACACTTATGCCTCGTATGAGGACACTAGAGATTACAGTCAACATCAAGAAACTGACAGGTGATGCTGTTGGTTGGTGTATGCAAGAAGATGACAATCGTGAGTTTACGATTGACGTTCACAACAAACTGACACTGAGAGATTTTGTGACTACTATTTGTCACGAGATGGTTCATGTAAAACAGTATGCTCGTAATGAGATGAGTTGTTATGGTGGCAAATGGAAGAAGAAAAAGATTGCAGATGATACTGCATACTATGATCTTCCTTGGGAAAAAGAAGCATACAGGATGCAAGATAAACTTGCTCAGATAGTGTGGGATGCAGATGTACTCTAAAGAAATAAGAAATAGAATCAAGTTATCAATAGCGGCATATGCATATGAGTTTGAAGATGACGCTATCATGTCAGACCATGAGTTTGATGAATTAAGTTTGAAAATAAACCCAGAAGAAAAAACTGGAAATGATTTAATGGATAAGTTCTTCAAAAATCATTTTGAGGCACATACAGGAATGTGGATTAGAAAACATCCAGAGATAAAGAGGTTGCATTCCCTGTATAAAAAATACTACAAAACCTCTTGACAATGTATTGACATCGTGTTAGTATTGCTATGTAAGATGAGAATGAAAGGAAAAAAAGTTATGGAACAAGTTGCAGTTATTCACACAGCGTTTGAGGATTCACCATCAACCGTTGCGTTTGTAAACGTGAAAGAGGATATGACTTTGAGTGAAAAACTTGAGTATGCATATCGTTGGACACAAAATATCTTTGACAGTTGGTCATTGAAGATGCCAGAAGATGGTAACGAGGATGTTACTGTTATGGGTGATATCTCTGATGGGTACGGTTTACGTTCTACTTCAGTTGGTGACCAAGTTCTGGTTGGTACGGAGAAATATGTTGTTGCTCCGTGTGGTTTTGAAACTCTTGAAGGGGAGAAAATATAATGGGTGCAGTGAAAAGTATGATGATGGATGTAGAAGAATTTGTGTATGACTTCTACACTGCTGATGGTGAGGCACTTGAATCACCTAAAGTGATTATCGAAAAGTCAATCGAAAAGTTTGGATGGTCATTCGGTTCGTATGCCAGTGAGGTGATTGAGAACGCCGAGGAAGAAAACGGTGCTTCTTGGGATTGGAATAAATCTGTATCACAAAATCTTGTTGGATACGAGATTGATGATTCAATTCCTTACTAGTATAGTGATTGTTATAATGTTAAGTGGATGCACATCAACTATCGAACTCGCCGCTAACCTACATAAGCAGTGTTATCTGAGAACGATAGGTGGTTGCCCCACTGACGGAATAGGAGAATGGAAATGGTAAAAGTTGTTATTGGAACAATTGGTATTCTAGGACTTGCAAGTTGTAACTATGCAGTTGCAGATTCGCCGTGTGATTACGTCAAGGATGTACAGACGAATTGGACACAGCAAATCGAAAAGACTTCAAATATTGATAAGAAGGTTTTTCCATATGTTGAGGACACTCGTAAGTGTATGATGACTATGGATGTCACCATAAACGGACAGACCTACCCCGCTGAGGGTTCTTATGTGTTTGGGCCTGATATGAGTGAGAACGATGCTTGCGATAACGCCACAGTGAACGCTAAGAAGTCGGTTATTTCAGAAGTATCCCCAGAGATACTATCTGCTACAACTGAGATGAATTGTTCAACCCAAGATAAACCTGTTGTTGCAGAAGCACCTACAGAAACAGTAACTATCCAAGAAGGTACGCCAGTTGTAACTGAAAGAGTTATTTCTAGAAAAATTGTTGACAGAAGTACCAATAATGTGGTACAGTACATACCAGATGAAAAAACTATCAATATCGGTGGATTCACTATTGGGTTCAACGGTTATAAAGAACCAGGCAAGTGCTATGCAAACTGGCAAACTGGTGGAACGGACTGTTACTAATGGTTAAGTTTTTAATTGGACTTGTGTGTGGTATTGTTATGATAACATACTATCCACAGATAGGGTCAGTATTGAGTGATGTATTCATTGATACTGGCATTCGTGATGACTTAGTGAACTTACTGGAAGGGGTTTAGATAATGAATAAAGTCATGTTACTTGGAGCGGTTGCACTACTTGGTGCTTGTAGTTCCAATAAAGTAGTGGAGACAGCAATGACTGTTCCACCAAACGCTGTCGTAGACGCAGAAACATATGTCTACAAATCAAAGGTAGTAAATGAACAGATTGAGGTTATGCCCGATTGGTTCAAGAAAATGCCAGAAAGTGAAACTGCAATCTATTCCACAGGAACAGCAGCAACTAGTGATTTACAGTTGTCTATTGATCTTGCGGTATTGAATGCAAAGACTACACTCGCAGATAGAATCAATGGTCGTGTTCGCTCTCAAACCAAATCTTTCGTTGCAAAGATTGGTAGTGAAGAAACTGCATCAGTTCTATCAGAAGTAGAGAAGGCAACCAAGAACATCATTGCAGATGTGGACGTTGCTGGATACAAAGTGTCGGAAACAGAAGTTGTTTCAAACGGGCCTAAGTATCGTGCATATGTACTCTTAGAGTATTCCGATAAGGAAGCAAACAAGATTATTATGAACCGACTCCGTAAGGACAGGATGCTTCTGTCAAAGATTCGTTCTACCAGTGCATGGAAAGAACTTGATGAATCAGTCAACGAGCAACATGAGAATGATGCTATCGAATCAGAAAACAACATGAAAGTACTTTCACAGTAATGCTAAAAGAACTACTCGTTTCGTTTATTACGTCTATCTCACCAGCATCTGCCGACATCCCAGATCAAACTCTGGATGCTTGGCAGACTGATCAGGCGTATTGTCTCGCAGAGAATGTATATCACGAGGCACGAAACCAACCCGCCACTGGACAAATGGCAGTGATGTCTGTGACAATGAATCGTGTCGCAGACGAACGTTTTCCAAATACTATATGTGAGGTGGTTCGTGAAGGGCCTCATCGTCCTAGTTGGAAGGGTACAGGTGAAATGATTCCTGTACGTCACCGCTGTCAGTTCAGTTGGTATTGTGATGGTAAATCAGATCGTATCCACGACATGACAACATTTGATGATATTTTTGTCTTTACATTGGGGTTAGTTGATGGTACAATAAAGGTAATGGATGTCACACAAGGTGCAACACATTATCATGCAGATTATGTATCACCAGCGTGGGCAAAGACTAAAACTAAAACGATAGAGATTGAAGATCATATCTTCTATCGGTGGGAGATTGCAGAATGAACATTTTCTATCTAAACAACGATGCAAGGGTTTGTGCCCAGATGCACAATGACAGTCATTGCAGTAAGATGATTATTGAGTACGCTCAATTGATGTCTACTGCACATCGTGTGCTTGATGGTACAGAATACTATGACAGAACAAAGAATGGTAGACGTATCAAACGGTGGCGTTTAGATGATGATGTTATGGAAACAACTCTATACAAAGCATCACATATCAACCATCCTAGTGGTATCTGGACTCGTAAGTCAAAACAGAACTACAGGTGGTTGTATGATATGTGGACTGAACTAAATACAGAGTTCATGTGGAGATACGAAAAGAACGTGCCACATGAGAGTTTTCGCAAACTGCATGAGGTTCTTGCAGATGCACCAAAACATATGTATGATTCTGGTTTCTGCGAACCATATCCAGCAATGCCTGATGACGTAAAGAATCCATCGTCAATCAAGAGTTACAAGGACTACTATATAAAGTATAAGCAACATCTTGCAAAATGGAAGAAGAGAGGTGCTCCTTTCTGGTATGAGGTAAATAATGTCGCATGAATATGACGGAAGCAAAGCAAAATCAGACTATTGGAACTATGAGAATCCATCTCTACGAGCAGAGAT